TGGCCTAAACTCCGCAAAACCAGTACTCTCAGGTACTTGCGCGAATGGCTTTAGTGACACCCAGCAAAGAACACCCTATCCCCTATGATTTAACGGACGAAACGCCGACTACGCTGTTGGACGAATTGACTGTTGCGGGGAACACGGCGGAAGTTCAAGTTGCTTTGGGCGCTACATTAGAGTTGACGGCTAAAGATGAGGCTCACGAGAAGGCTTTATTGAACGCTGTCACCAAGAATCGCAAGGTTTCCAATTTAAAATCCCCCACTACCGCGTATGCGGCAGCTTCGTTCCTACGCACTTACGGACAACAACTGGCATTTGATGCGGCTCAGGCTCGTGGAGCTATAACTAATAAGCTTATGGAGATTGCTGACTGTGGTGACACACGGTATGAGCTTAAGGCATTGGAATTGCTAGGGAAACACAGCGACATTGGGATATTTACTGAGCGCAGTGAGCTAACTATTAAGTACCAGAACCCCGCTGATTTGGAAGAAGCGATAAAGGAGCGGGTTAAGCGATTGCTTAATGCTAATTTGGTAGATGTTGCTCCTTTAAATGCGGATTTGGACGAGGAGTTGGGTGTATTTACTGAGGAGGCAATTGTAGATGCCGAGCCATAATGCCTTGGGGGAAATAAATTTACGGGACATACCGAGTATTTTGCCGATGTTGTCCCAGGCAGAGCAAGAGATACTGCTGGCGGAACTGGATCACTTAGAAGAACTTAAGAAACGAGATTTGTTGCAAGAAAGATTTATGCCTTTTGTAGAAGAGGTGTGGCCTACATTCATAGCGGGGAGGCATCATGGCAGAATGGCTTCGGCGTTTGAGAGGGTGGCTAATGGTACTTGTAAGAGGCTTATTATTAATATGCCTCCTCGTCATACTAAGTCTGAGTTTGCTTCTTACTTATTGCCTGCATGGTTTCTGGGTAAATATCCGCATAAGAAAGTAATCCAAACTTCTCACACGGCGGAGTTAGCAGTGGGGTTTGGTCGTAAGGTTCGTAACCTTGTGGACAAGGACATATACACTAAGGTGTTTCCTGGGCTGGGGTTACAGAGTGACTCAAAGGCAGCGGGGCGATGGAACACCAGTAAGGGCGGGGACTACTTCGCTATTGGTGTGGGCGGAGCGGTTACTGGTAAGGGCGCGGATTTGCTCATTATTGATGACCCGCACTCGGAACAAGAGGCAGCTCTGGCAGAGACAAGTCCAGAGATATACGACAAGACATACGAGTGGTACACGTCAGGTCCACGGCAGAGACTACAACCTGGTGGGGCCATAGTTATTGTAATGACGCGGTGGTCGCAGCGAGATTTGACTGCTCAAGTATTGAAGTCCGCTGCACAGCGGGGCGGCGAAGAGTGGGAAGTTATTGAATTTCCTGCAATTATGCCATCAGGTAAGCCCTTGTGGCCGGAGTTTTGGCCCCCGGAAGAACTAGCAGCTTTGAAAGAAGAACTGCCTAGTAGTAAGTGGATGGCGCAGTACCAGCAGAATCCCACGGCAGAGGCTTCGGCTATTGTTAAACGTGAGTGGTGGAAGGTGTGGGAAGAAAAAGAACCCCCACCGTGTGACTTTATTTTAATGTCTTGGGATACGGCGTTTGAGAAAACGCAACGCGCAGACTATTCGGCGCTTACCACTTGGGGAGTATTTTATCACCCAGATGATTCGGGGGTTACTCAGGCAAACATCATTCTGCTAAATGCTTACAGAGAGCGAATGGAGTTCCCTAGGCTTAAACAAGTTGCTATTGAAGAGTACAAGGAATGGCAACCGGACTCTATAATTATTGAGAAGAAGGCATCGGGTGCGCCGTTGATATATGAGATGCGTGCGATGGGGATACCGGTGCAGGAGTTTACTCCTACAAAGGGTAATGACAAGATAGCTAGATTAAATGCAGTATCAGACTTATTTGCTTCTGGTATGGTGTGGATGCCCAATACTAGTTGGGCAGAAGAAGTGGTTGACGAGGTTGCCAGTTTTCCAGCGGGAGAGCATGATGACTATGTGGACTCAACCTCTATGGCTTTAATGCGCTTCCGACGTGGGGGCTTTGTAAGATTACCGTCTGACCAAGCCGAGGAGCAACTATACTCTCGGCGTAGGAAAGGGGGATTTTACTAATGCTTGAAGTTGAAGACGGGGAACTTTCAGGATGGCAAGCCATAGTAGCTAAGCGTTTGTCTATCTGTTCCGAATGTCCACGGCTTATTAAGCCAGTACAACTATGTAAAGAGTGTGGGTGTTTTATGCCCGCTAAAGTTTGGTTACTGGATTCCTGGTGCCCACTAGAGAAATGGGGCCAAGAGGAATTAGCAGAGGAAGACTAATGGCAATTGAGCGCAGTTTATACAGTATGCCAGAAGGCATGGAAGACGTTGAGGAAGCTCTAGAGATAGAGATTGAAGCTCCTGATATAAACATGTTGGAGGATGGCAGTGTTGAGATAACGCTGATATCAGACCGTGTGGATGACGACATTGAAAATGCACCGTTCGATGCTAACTTAGCCGACTACATGGAGGACGGCCAACTTACGGAGTTGTCCTCAGAATTAGTGGCTGAAGTAGAAACAGATACCCAGAGCCGCAAAGAATGGACGGACACGTATGTTAAGGGTATGCAAGTGCTTGGCTTTAATTACGAGAATCGTACTGAGCCTTGGCAGAATGCTTGTGGTGTATACAGTACCGTTCTAGCAGAAGCGGCCATCCGTTTCCAAGCAGAAGCTATGAGCGAGACTTTCCCCGCTGGCGGCCCTGTTAAAACACAGATTTTGGGTGAGATTACCCGTGAGAAAGAAGATGCAGCCCTGCGTGTCGAAACAGACATGAACTATGAGCTGACAGACGTGATGTCTGAGTACAGGCCAGAGCACGAGCGTATGCTCTACAGCCTAGGATTAGCCGGTTCCGCCTTTAAAAAGGTGTACTTTGACCCTAATTTAGACCGTCAGGTAGCCTTATACATACCTGCCGAGGACATGGTTGTGCCTTACGGCGCGTCTAATTTGGAAACCGCAGAGCGGGTTACGCACATCATGCGTAAAACCAAGAACGATGTGACCAAACTGCAAGACGCAGGGTTCTATAGGAACGTAGAACTAGGCGATCCGGTTAGTTTTACTACAGATATTGAAGAGCAGAAGGCCAAAGAAAGCGGTTTCTCTATAAATGATGACAACCGTTACACGTTATACGAGATTCACGCCGACTTAATCCTTGATGAGATAGATCAGCCAGAGCGAGAACGTCCACGCGGTATGGGGTTAGCCCGTGGAGAGGACAGAAAGGAAGGCGAGGCACTACAAATAGCCCTACCTTATGTAGTAACTATAGAACAAGGCACTGGAACAGTGCTGGCAGTACGTAGAAACTGGAATCCTGACGATCCGTTGAAGCTAAAGCGTCAACATTTTGTCCATTATGTGTACGTTCCGGGGTTTGGTTTCTATGGTCTTGGTTTAATTCACATTATTGGAGGCTATGCACGCGCAGGAACCTCTATAATCCGTCAATTAGTTGACGCGGGTACCCTTTCTAACCTACCCGGTGGCCTAAAATCACGTGGATTACGGGTAAAAGGAGACGATACTCCCATTGGACCAGGTGAATTCCGTGATGTTGACGTACCTAGTGGGTCAATACGCGAGAATATCCTGCCATTACCCTATAAAGAGCCTAGTCAGACACTATTGGCTCTATTGGACAAGATCACTGAAGAAGGCCGTAGATTAGGCGCTATATCAGACATGAACATCTCCGATATGAGTGCAAACGCACCTGTCGGCACAACATTAGCTCTACTTGAGCGTACCTTAAAGCCAATGGCAGCGGTGCAATCCCGTGTTCACTACGCCATGAAGCAGGAATTTAAACTTCTGCGGGCAATTATGTCTGAGTACGCGCCCGTAGAGTACACGTACATGCCTGATCGTGGAGAGCAACGTGCTCGTCAAGGTGACTATGCCACGGTGGAAGTAATTCCTGTCAGTGATCCCAATAGCAGCACGATGGCACAGAGAGTTGTGCAGTATCAGACTGTTATGCAAATGGCACAGGCTGCCCCACAGATATACGACCTACCACAACTACATCGGCAGATGATTGAGGTGATAGGAATTAAGAACGCAGACAAGCTAGTGCCTACAGACGATGATATGACTCCAGTTGATCCAGTTAGCGAGAATATGGATGCGCTTACGAGCACACCAATAAAAGCGTTCATGTACCAGGATCACCAAGCTCATATTTCGGCGCACCAAGCTTTTATACAAGACCCGATGATTGCTCAAACGATTGGGCAGAACCCTTTAGCTAACCAAATTATGGGGGAGTTACAGGCCCACATAGCAGAGCATACGGCCTTCTTATACCGACGACAGATAGAGGAACGTATAGGAGCCCCCCTTCCTCCACCTAATGAGGAACTCTCAGAAGAAGTAGAAATACAACTTGCTCAGTTGCAGGCAACGGCGGCTATCCAACTTACTGAAGCGCATACACAACAGCAAGCTACTCAGCAAGCTGAGCAACAAGCTCAAGATCCAATCATGCAAATGCGACAAGAAGAACTTCGTTTGAAAGGGGAAGAGCAAGAACGTAAAGCTTTGAAAGACGCGGCAGACGTAGCTCTTGATCAAGCTCGACTAGGGTTAGATAAAGAGAAAGCAAACTCTACGGCAACTTTGGAAGCTAATAGAATAGCTTCGCAGAATCAGCAGTCTGAAGCCAAGAATGATGTGGCTGAGGCTAAGGTTATCCTAGATACCATAAAGGCTAGGGCTGAAGACAAACGCACCAGGGACGAGGCTGACCGCGATAACCGAGAGGACAGGTAATATGGAAAACGCTAAACACTACAAAAGAAACGGAACTTTGTTTACAGGTAATTCACACAAGATGCCGGATGGCTCTTTGCACAGTGGGAAAACTCATACTAAAGGTAGTGTGAAGCTATTCCACTTAAACGACTTGTCGGCTACGGCAAAAAAGAAAGCTAAGTAAGAGAACAGATAACATTAACCTTAAAACCACAGGAGTTAGAACCCTATGAAAAATACTAAACGGTATGACCCACTCGACCCAGATGCCACAGATATAGGTGTTATGGAGATAGACTACCCAACTACAGAAGCAGAAATACTCGAAGCAATCTTTCACAATAGCCGTAGCGCAGGAGAACTAGCAGATTCTAACGATGCAATGAAATTTTCCCAGGCAGTGTTAAACCTTGCTCACGCACTGGCAAGCCTAAATCGTATAGGGGAAAGAAACTAATGGCTACAACCGTCTTTGACGTGCTGCGAGAAAAACTTACGGCCCATAAAGGAGCCAGCGAAGAATTCTTAAACTCAGGTGGAGCTAAAGACTTTGCCGGGTACAAGGAAGTGTGTGGTGTTATTCGAGGTCTGGACACCGCATTACGAGAAGTAAATGACCTTTCGCGTAACTACATGGAAGACAACGATGACTGAAATGACAGCTTTAGAGCTGAAGCGCCAAGAGAAGATAGAAACGGAGGAGCTAACACGAGAAGTATCTCAGGAAGAGATGGAAGCACTCATCCCTAAACCTGTGGGATACAGAGTACTTGTGGCCCTGCCGAACATAGAAGAGACGTTTTCAGGTGGTATTCTGAAAGCAGCTAAAACTCTCCATGAGGAGTACATCCTGTCTACGATAGGAGTTGTGCTTGATATGGGTGAGCAAGCGTACTCAGACAAGGAGCGATTCCCTACTGGGCCTTGGTGTAAAGCCGGGGACTTTGTAATGTTTCGAGCCAATACGGGTACACGTTTTAAAGTGGGTGCTCAAGAGTATCGTCTGATGAATGACGATTCAATTGAAGCTGTTGTTAATGATCCGAGTGGAATCACTCGTGCTTAAGGAGTAGTGGCTATGCCAATGCAACAAGTTGAATATGAATTCCCTGATCCAGATAAAGAGGACGCGGGGGGTACCGAAATAGAAGTAGAAGGTAGTGCTGCTGAATTTGATCTGGAGGTAGAGGGAGCCGTTGGGCGAGAGGTAGTAGGTAAACCTAATGAAAAGTATGTTGAGGAAAAAGAATTTGAGATAGAAGTGGTGGATGACACCCCTGAAAAAGACAGGGGTAAAACTCCCTCTAACTTCAAAGAAGCGGATGATGCGGAATTAGAAACTTATTCTAAGTCGGTAAAAAAACGCATTGGGCAACTCAACAAACTTATCCACGATGAACGCCGTGCTAAAGAATCAGCACAACGGGAACGGGAAGAGTTAGCTAACATTGCCCGACCTCTTTTTGAAGAGAATCAAAAATTAAAAGGCACGGTAGAAAAAAACCAAAATACTCTTATTGAGCAAGCAAAGCTTACAGTTAAAGCTGAAGTAGAAGTTGCTAAGCGACAATACAAATCTGCGTATGAGTCAGGTGATTCGGAGGCGTTAGTACAAGCTCAAGAAGCAATGACTACTGCTAAAATACGGGCGGATAGAGTAGGTAATTTTAAACCTAATACTTTACAACCAACTGAAAATACTATAAAAGTACCTGATAGCACACCCAAAAGTTCTCCGCAGCGCGACCAACGTGCGGACGCTTGGGCCAAGGATAATTCTTGGTTTGGTTCGGACGATGAAATGACAGCGTTCGCTTTAGGTTTAGACACCAAGCTAAAGAAAGACGGGCTAGACCCGCGATCAGATAAATACTATGAGAGGATTGACTCTCGTATGCGCGAACTCTTCCCAGAGCAATTTGACGATGGTGGAGGACGTAAGAAAAAATCGAGCAATGTGGTTGCACCCGCTACGCGGAGCACGTCACCCCGAAAGGTGACATTATCGCAAACACAAGTAGCTCTTGCGAAACGACTAGGCGTTTCCCTAGAAGATTACGCTAAACAAGCTGCGGTATTAATGAGGAAACAAGACTAATGGCTGAAAATAGACTGGATAGAGAACTAGACACAGCAGAGAAGAAAACTCGTAAGCAAGCATGGACTAGGCCAGAGTTACTACCTAATCCTGTACCGCAAGAGGGTTATACTTTTCACTGGGTTCGCGTTGCCACTAATGGGCAACCTGATCCAACTAATGTTTCTTCAAAATTACGAGAAGGCTGGACACCTGTAAAGGCTACAGATCACCCTGAAATTGAACTTGTAAGCATTGAGAACGAACGCTTTAAAGACAATGTAGTGATGGGCGGTTTAATGCTGTGTAAGGCTCCAGTAGAACTTGTTCAAGAACGTAGCGCGTACTATCAGGAAACTAATGAGGCGCAAATACGTTCCGTGGACAACAACTTAATGCGAGAGAACGACCCTAGAATGCCTATGTTTAGTGAAAGGTCTTCTAAGGTTACTTTCGGTAAAGGATAATTCTAGGAGATTTAAATGGCTACTACAGCTACCCCTTATGGGCTACGGCCTATAAACGAGGTGAGTGGACTCCCTTATGCAGGAGCCACCCGCAAACTCCCTATAGCGTCAGGTTTTGCTACCAACATCTTTTACGGCTCTGTTGTCGTAATCGCTGCTAATGGCACTATCCAGTTAATGACGGATGTAGGTTCCGCAGCAGACCCATTTCCCGCTGGTACTATTGGCGTGTTCATGGGCTGTTCATATACAGATGCCGTTATGGGATTTGTTAACCGCCAATTCTGGCCTGCTAGCCAAGTGGCTAGTGATGCGCTAGCATTTATTGTGGATGACCCTAATGTTGCTTTCCAAGTACAAGGTGATAACACAATGGCGCAAGCCACACTGGGCATGAACGCGCCTTTATCTAATGTGCAATCGGGCACTACAGGTAGCACTGCTACTGGTAACTCGAATGTAGCATTGGACGCAACAACCGCAGCAACTACAGGTATTGCTTTTAGAGTCGTTGATTTTATCGACGCTCCGGGTAGTGCAGTAGGTGATGCTTTCACTGATGTGGTGGTTAAATTCAACCCCGGATCGCATTCATACACCAGCAACACCGGCACTGCTTAAGGAGCATTGACTTATGGCTATTTCACGAGCGCAACTCCTCAAGGAGCTATTACCGGGTTTGAATGCCCTGTTCGGCCTTGAGTACGCACGATATGGTGAGGAAACTAAAGAAATCTTTGAGACAGAGAGTTCTGATCGTTCCTTTGAAGAAGAAGTAAAATTGTCAGGTTTTGGAGCTGCCCCCGTTAAAAACGAGGGTTCCGCTATTCAATATGACAATGCACAAGAGACTTACACAGCCCGATACGTGAACGAAACAATCGCTATGGGATTCTCACTGACCGAAGAGGCCATTGAGGACAACCTGTATGATTCGCTTTCAGCACGTTACACCAAGGCACTAGCACGAGCTATGGCATACACCAAGCAGGTTAAAGGTGCAGCTATACTCAACACTGGCTTTGCCGGTGGCCCAGTCTATGGTGATGGTCAGGTTCTGTTCTCTGCGGCCCACCCACTGGTATCTGGCGGTGTTAACTCAAACACTCCTGCTACTGGAACTGATTTGAATGAGACTTCTTTAGAAGCCGCTGTTATTCAGATCGCTGGTTGGACTGATGAGCGTGGTCTGTTGATTGCAGCTAAGCCTCGTAAACTTGTTATCCCACCTGCGTTGCAATTCGTTGCTACACGCTTGATGGATACTGAGCTAAGAGTCGGCACTGCTGATAACGACATCAACGCCATTCGCAATAACGGTGTAGTTCCAGAGGGTTATACAGTTAATAACTACCTGACTGACGGTAATGCGTGGTTTATGATGACTGATGTGCCTAACGGACTTAAGCATTTTGTCCGTACTCCGATGTCTACATCTATGGATGCTGATTTCGATACAGGTAACAGCCGTTACAAGGCTCGTGAGCGATACAGCTTCGGCGTATCTGACCCACTTGGCGCGTATGGTTCACCCGGCGCAACTTAAAGCTGCCCCCTAAAAATCATTATTTACTTGATTTTAGCCCCGCCTAGTGCGGGGTTTTTTATTGTGTTGAGAAAGATTTATGCTATATACTGACCGTTAACCGGGAATCATCCGGTGTTCTGACAGTCCCGGCTGACTACATGCAGACAGAACACCCCATCACTCGCATGTGAGGAATTTAAAATGGCTAGAACCACATTCTCAGGCCCAGTCCGTTCGTTAGCAGGTTTTGTACCCGCAGGCGCTGGAGCACAGCAACTTTTCAACGCAGACAATACAACTACAGTACTTCGCTTGTTTCCTACTCCCGCAGTAGATGCGGCTGGGAACCCTACAGGGGCTATACTGCCCGGTTATGCTGGAGTCCAAAATGTTTACAACTCAACCAACGGAGGCGGTGCAGGGCAAATCACGCTACCACCAGTGCTTGCAATAGCTCAAACCGATGCTACCGACCCTAACCAGCAAAACAATTTGGGCGCTAATATTAGTATTGTTATAGCTCAGAACTTAGCTAATAGCTTAGTTATCAAGCCTACTGGAGCCGATGTATTTACAGGTTACATTCAGCAGGTAGATGCTAATGGTCTAACTACTACGTTCCTTGCCGATCCGAACGACTCAACAATAACCTTTAACGGTGGCACTACAGGTGGTGACATAGACACAGACATAAGCTTCACTTGCATTACAGCCGGTTTCTGGTTTGTTAGCGGTGTTTCTTTTGGCGCAGGTGCAGGTGCTGCTGCTACTCCGTTTAGCCCATAACATTAGCTTTTAAGGAGTAATTTATGGCTGATGCACTTACGAGCCAAGTAATTCAGGATGGTGGGCACACTGCCATCCTTAAGTTTACCAATGTCAGTGACGGGTCAGGTCAGTCAGCGGATGTGTTAGTAGATGTTTCTACGCTTACCCCTGACCCTGTGACTAAACAAGTGTGTACTGGCGTTACCTTGCAATCTGTTACCTTTTCCAATATTGGCATGGGCGTACAGTTGTTATGGAAAGCGACTACTGATGTACTTCTTGTCAACCTTCTGCAAGATTGGACGGATACTATGGACTTTTCAGCCTACGGCATCCCTAACAATTCAGCAGGAGGTAAGACAGGTGACATTGTGGTTACTACTACAGGAGCTACAGCGGGAGACACTTACTTTCTTGTCTTAACGCTAACTAAGACTTATGCCAGCGTCTAAAGACTCTAGGCTTGCTAGGATAGGGGTATCTGGGTATAACAAACCCAAGCGTACTCCTAACCACCCTAAGAAAAGCCATGTGGTTGTGGCGAAGTGCGCGGATGGGTCTATTAAGACCATACGTTTTGGGGAGCAAGGCGCAAGTACAGCAGGCAAACCCAAGGCGGGAGAGTCAGCTAAGATGAAGGCAAAACGTAAATCATTTAAAGCTAGGCACGGCAAGAACATAGCAAAAGGTAGGTGTTCAGCCGCGTACTGGGCCGATAAGGTTAAGTGGTAATGCCAAGTAAAACAAAGAAACAAGCTAAGTTTATGGCAGCAGTAGCTAATAACCCTAAGTTTGCCAAAAAAGCAGGGGTTCCCCAAAGTGTGGGAAAAGATTTTGCTAAAGCCGATAAAGGAAAAACTTTTAAGGAGGGCGGAATGCCTAGTTATTTTGACAGTACCAAGGGTAAACCTGGTAAAGCGGTAAAGAAGTACAACAAAGGTGGAAGAACTGCTGCGGATACAGCGGGAAGACGGAGTGCGAGGACAACCAGTAACAGCACAACCACAGCTACCGGTGGGAAACGGTATGCACGTGGTGGAGTACTGGCCCACGATAAGAAAGAA